ACTAACTGTTATTTGTTTCTTTGCATATGTTTTGATTACTGCAAGTGCAGCACCGCCACCAGCTAACGCAGCTAACTGAAGTACTTCAGCATCTACACCAACTAGAGGAGCGACTGTTAACGCACCAATGAACGCTTCAACGAAGGTCCAGCTAGTTCTCTCTATCATATCTTTAAGTTGTTCACTCATTTTATAACTCCATGCTTCGTTCCAAGGAGTCCACGCTACGTCTTTTTTAAACGTCCCATCAGAATTTCTTTTTCTCTTAAATCTTTCAAGCATATTATGCCTGTGGTTTCTTGTTGTATAGTATATCATCAAAAGTTTGCTTCGGCAACATACTCAACATTGACAATGCAGGGTTTAATTTAGTAGCAGTTTTAGCAATTTTACCTGCACCGTATGCAAGACCTACTGCTTTTCTAGCTTTTGCTGCTAATGACGCATCAGCTTTTAACTTAGCATCAGTTGCTCTAATACCTACACCTTTGTTAGTAGATTTACCTGAACCTACACCAGATGTAGGACGTGCAAACCTTCTACCTAGTTGTTCTTCGTAAAGAGTTTTACCTGTTAAACCAGGACCTTGTACTTTTTCAAATACGTTAGGAGTTTTAGTACCTTGACCAGCTACACTATCTTTTGTAACATTATAATCTCCTGTTTTATATTTTTCACTTCTTGTATCTTCTACATTTATATCGACACGAGTTTCACCAGGTCCTCTATTAACATCACCTTTAGGTGTTTCAATAATGTTTGAACCTTTTGTTACTTTAGATTGTAATTCTTTATCTATTTTAGAAATAAAGTTTTGACGAAATTCTGCTGCATTACCAGCTTTAGCAAGCTTTTGCATTTCTGGTGACATTAACTTTTTAGCAGTACTAAATTTACCACCTTCAGTTCTTGGTGCATTAGTTAAACGAGAATCAGATAATAATTTTTTATCTTGTCTATCTAACCAACCTATACCAAAATCTTTTGAACCAGCAATTCTATCAGGAGAACTACCTATCTGACCTTTATATTCTGCATACTTTACTTCTTCACCTGTAGGTCCAGATTGTACCATACTGTTATCTCTAGGCTTTGCGTCTAAAGATGTGTAACTTACTTTTTTAAGTTTGCCATCTTCAGGGTCTTTAATAACACGTTCCTGATTAATAACTTCGTCTGCTTGTTTACCAATAGCTTCTGCTTCTTCTCTCATTAATCCAGCTACAAGGTCTGCAGTAGATTTGTTTGCTCTATCTGTTATGTATTGCATATTAGAAGAAGTTCCATATATTTTTTTACCAGATTTATTTTCAACAAAACTTGCTTCGTCTAGTTGTGTCATGCTTGGAGTTAAATCATTTGGTATATTATTTAATGTTCTTTCAGCTTTTTCTACATTTAAAGTATTACCAAATTTTCCTGGTCCTTCTAAATAATTATTTACTTTAGTAGTTTGTGTTACAGGTCCTTTTGTTACTCTATCTTTGTCATATAATTCAATTTTATCATCTATAAAAAAAGAATTATTTTTATCAGTTAATCCTGAAATACCTTTAGCTTCTGGATTTTTAACTTTAGAAACATCTTCAGTAGCTAATGGAAGGTCTTCTGCTACAACGCCAGCAGTCTTTAATCTTGTTTCTATATCTACTACATCATCAGATTTACCCATTACTTGTTTAAACTTTTTTAACTCTTCTTCTCTTGTAAAAATTTCACCTTCTAAATAAGCTTTTGATGCAGAATACGTAGGATTTAATTTAGCTAATGGTACACCACCAGTACCAGCTTTAGAAGGTCCTTGTAACATAGATTTACCATACATTTGTTCAGCTTTTTTCTTTGCTCTACTAGCAGAATAAGTACTTGGACTTACTTCACCATAACTAGCTAATTGTTTTTTTAATACATCTAGTTCTTGTTCCATAGCAAATGTAGATTTTATTTGTGTTGATTCACTGCGAACTCTACCTGAACCTTCTGTTATTTTTGGTGCATTAAATCTTTTAATTACATCTAATGCTTGTGATTTACTTATGTTTATTCCTTTAGATTCAAAAAGATATTTTTTAACTACGTCTGGATTATTAGAATTTATTACATTTTCAATTTCAGTTGGGACAGCATCACGTAATGGCTTGGAAGCTATAGCTTCTTCTATAGCAACTTGGTCATTAGCAGCTTGAAATGCATTTAATTCAGGTGTATCGCTACCTGTTTCTCCGTAATCAAATTTTATTTCTGATTCATTTTCTACAATATCAGGTAATCCGTCTTCATCACTGTATAGTTTGTTGTTTACTTTATTAATAGCCATATTAATCTATCTTTCTGCCGTCTAGTTTAGCAGACATTACTTGAATTTCTCCACTTATCTCTTGTAATTTGTCCATAACTGTACTTGTAAGAATAACATCATCACTAGACTTATTAGATATTTCTTTTACATCTCCATCAAAATCTATATATTCTACTTCTACATCAAGTTCTGCCTCTATTGCAGCTGCTACACGAGAATAAACAAACTTATATGCGTCAACACTATTGCCTACAAACCCATCTTTAGCTATACGATTGTTAGTTTGTGTATTACCTAATATCAAACATCCAGCTGTATGCTCGTCTGTGTTACCTGTATGCCATAATATATACTCAAATCCTGGTACATCTTGCACATGTATCATACCTTTATGAAAAGTATTACCGTATTTATTAAGATATTTATTATGAAATCCACCTTCTTTACGAAGCTTTAGTTTGTATGTACCAGCAGGAATACGTGTTTCACCCCAGACTTTAACATCTCTTTGTTCATCTTCTAATGTGTATGCTAGAAATGTACGTTTGTTTTGACTAACTTCAAATAACAATCCTGATGTAGCGTCTTTACCACTACTAATTCTTAATACTTCATACTTCATTATTCATTGGCTCCCACACAGCACACCAACCATACGGTGCTACTTCTTTGTAAAATTTAATACAATAATTATTAGAGTAATGCATACAATTATCGCAGTACTCTCCAGGTTTAGGACTATTGACAACATATGCTCCAGGTAATGCCATTACTTTTTCTTCTTTTTAACGATACGTTTGATTTTTCCATTTTTAGTTCTAGCAAAAATATGTGTTTTAGTTTCTCTGATAAAGGTACCACTATAAGTTTTACCTCCCCACTGCCAACTTACTCTTTTAGCCATATTACCACTTAGCCTTATCTGCCCAATAAGCTGCAGACATCTTGCCTTTTTTAATATTTTTAGCATGACGTGCTTTAAATGATTTTTTTCTAGCTTTATCTTTAGCTGACTTAGGATTTTTACCTGCACCAGATACACCTTGTTGACCAAATCTAATTAGTTTAAGTGTATGTCCTTCTTGTGCTAATACTACATGTGATTTAGTAGCGTGTTTAGGTGTACGTTTAGGTTTATTAACACCTTTTAATCCATGTTTTTTTAATAAATTTGCTTTTCTTGCGTTATGTGCCATGTTACTTTCTCCATCCTAAAGTTATTAACCATATTACTAATGTAATTATAGTAGCAAGACCTGTTACTTGTTGTGCTGAACCTGTCAATGTAAGAGTAGCAATAACTAAACCAACAAGAGTCCAACTAAGGTTAAGTGTTTCCTTAATTGCATCTATTATCCAGTTACCTAGTTTTTTAAACATTGCCTCTCCTATATACGAAAGCAGCCATAGTAGCTATTCTAGTCAAGATTACTGGAACTACAACTTCTTGAGCTTTTTCCTTCTGGTCATTAGTCATGTCATTACCTATCTCACTAAAGTTTATTTCTTGTATGTCAATGTCTATGAACGTTTGTATTGGGTTCTCTATAAAGGTTTCAAACTGTACTTCTGTTACAACATCAGCTAATGTATAGTTCTCAACGTCTGCATTTGCTACAGCACGTTCAACATATTCTTCTACAGCTTCAGCTATAACCTCATCATCTTTAACAGATTCAGCAATAATAGCTACATCTTCTGTTTCTATTTGTAATACTTCAGCGACAACTTCTACCTGTTCTTCAGTAAGCTCTGCAACATCTGCAATAGCTTCCTCAACAACCTCCTGTATGACATCCTGTGTTTCCTCTGTGACTGAAGATAAATTCTGTACACCTATATCATTAACTTCTTCTAGTATTTCAACAACTTCTTCTACAGTAACTTCTTCAATGACAATATCTTCTATAATTTCTACAACTTCAGCTACCTCAACAGCAACTTCTTCCTCTGTAAGAACTACTTCTTCTCTCTCTGGCTTAATCTCCACAGGAGGTAACGTTGTGTCGGGAGTATCTTCTTCCAGAACTTCAGGTATATCCTCTTTAATAGGCTCATCTTCTATAACTTCAACTGGTATTGGTATTTCCACCACGTCTTCGGGGATAATGTCTTCCAAATCAAATTCAATAATCTCGAACTCAATAGGGAGTTCTTCAAACTCCACAACTTCATCTTCAAATACTTCCTCTTTAGGTGTGTCGAGTACATCAACATCATCCTCAGGAATGATGACATCCACATCTTCTTTATCCTCAACAATATCTTCTTTAATAACAACATCTTCTTCTATAATATCATCTTTAATTTACTTCTTCAATAGGTTCAGGTATATCACAATCACCACGCTCTATCTGTGCGTTAGTCATAAAGCAACCAAACTCAGCTTCATTATCTACACGCTCCTGGTCACGCTCTATAGTTCCATCATTAACATCTGCTTGTGTATAAGTCTTATCAACACCTTCTACTTTTACATCAACAATAATTTCTTGTGGTGTAGGAGGTGGTGGAGGTGGTGGTATGTAAGGTTCTGGCTCAGGTTTAGGAGGTACAGTTGTTGTAGTAGTTGTTGTAGTGGTCGTAGTAGAGATAGTTGTAGTGCTAGATGTAGTAGTAGTAACAGGTATCTCTACATACTGCCAGTAAAGTGTATCTAATACAGATATGTCAGTTAATGTAACTTCAAACTTTGTAATAAATTTATCTGTGTTAGCTTCATCATTGTTGTAATCAGTAAATGATTTGTAGAAATCATCATACATATCATTGCCATCTTCTCCCCATGATTGCGCTGCTTTTTGTATAGTTTCATCTGTGTCATCAGAGTAGTAGTACTTAACATCATAAGTATTATTTACTGCACCAACTAGAAATCCTATTTCATATACATCTTCTGCAAATTCAAATAGATAAGTACCACTTTCTAAAGCTAGTGAACAACCTGTAGTTCCATATCTTCCTTGTTCATTACAGTAAATAGATGCAGCAGTATTACCACCACTAATAGTTAAACCTGTTTCGTATGTATCATCTTCAAACGCTTCATTAACTGTAACTTCATTAGGTACTTCTTCTGCGAATACAGGGGTAGGTATTAATAAAAATAGTGCTAGACAAAGTCTTAGCATTACATTACAAGTGCTGCTACAACTCCACCTATTGCTACAATCAGCGTTAATACTTTATAAAATTCTTGTTTGTCTAACTTAGAATCTAACTTATCTTCTATTTTATCTAGTCGTTCAATAACCATATTAAGAAGTTCCTTTTGTGTATAGCCATTGCCGTTTGTCATTAGTTATAACCTTTATAACTATTCTTTGGAGGTGTTTTTTTTGTTGGTGCAAATTGATTTCCTAATTTATTTATACTTTTATCCAATTTTTTTATTTTATAAATTGATTTTACTGTACCAATAACTCCAAATGTTTGTGCTTTATTTTCTATATTACTTTTTACAGCTTTATGTATATTATTTCTAATATGTTTTTGTTGATTATATCTTTTTAAAATTTCATTGTTCATTATGGCAAATCATCTCTAGATAGGAAATCCCATTCCTTATCTATGTTACTATCTAGGTCGTATTTACTTATTCTTTTAAGATAAGAACTAATTTCTTTTAAAAAATACCCTAGCAAAAATCCAATTATAAAATCCATAAGGACGATTATAACATATTATTTAGAATTGTTATCTTTATATTTTTTCCAATCGTGTGTCAAAGAATAATATTCAATACTTTGTTTATCTCTTTTAGCAATAAATTTTTCATCATAATTATTTAGATTTAGTGCAATTTTTTCATTAGATTTTTTGTAAGGTGTTAGCATTAATAAAGGGTCACCTGCTTTAATAACATATCTGTCATTAAAATTATCTTCTTTTTTAATATCATATAAAAATTCAAAAGGAAAATTAACTTCATGCCATATGTCTGTATCAACAGTACCAGGCAGTACTTTAATACTCCTTCTATGATGATAAAAAGGGTCAGTAAAATGTATACCATAACCAGGTGGTGTTTGAAAAAAGTAAGGAGAACTAAACTTTAATAAACCATAACCATTAGTAGAATGTAAATTCATTCCTTCTATTTGTACATCAGGGTGTCTTTCTATCCAAGGGAATTTTTTTCCTTTACTACCATACATATCTAATTCTATAGAGTTACCTATAGGTACAGTCCAAGTAGGTACACCTTCTTTTAAACTTAAAAATACATCTGACCAAGCAGGTATTATTATGCCATTAGTAATATCTTCTTGTATTGCAGGACATTGTTTAGCACCCATAATCTTGTCATCAAAAACTCTTTGTTCTATAGGTACTATTTTTTGATTTTTATACCAATCAGGTAAAAATTTGTTAGCTTGTTTAGGTGGATATAGTTCCAATAGATATTGAAACTCTTTATAAATAGGATATATGTCCACCTTCATAATTTACATTATAGTATATGAATTAACTTATTCAGTTATTTTTTGGTAAAGAACCCATCCCTGTGTTTTAGGGTCTGCGTTATCTAATTGATATTTAACTTGGTCCCAACTATAAAAGTATCCATCTGCTACTTGTTCATCTGTTAATGAAGGCATTTCTATAGGAGGTTTTGCATTCCAATCAGTTGTATCAATAATCCAACCTTCTTGTAATTGGTCAGGAGAAAGATAAAACACATCATTATCTGCATCATAAATCATTCCTACTCCTGCATAGTTACCTCTTAATGCTTTGTCTTGTGTAGAAGATAATACCAATTTATCTTCAGCATTACGCTCCCAATGTTGATTTCCTTTTGTCCAATATGAAGTTCTTTTACAAGTTAACCCATGTCTATTTTCATAAAATTCTTCCCAAGAAGATATACCTTCAGGTAAAGTATCTGTTTGGTCTTCGTCAATACCAGTAATAACTTGTTCTACTTTGTTATCTTTAATTAATGCGTAGTGTGCCATTATGCTACATTCCATTGTATGTCGCCACTACCTGCAGTAATTTCTATATACTTATTAGAACCAACGGTTGATTCAGTTCCTAATGTTAAACCTCCACCTGGATTTGTTACAGTATAAAGACTATCGTATCTTAAACAAACTTTTCCAGAACCACCAGAACCACTATCAGCTTTACCGCCACCACCAGTATTAGCAGAACGACTTTCAGAGTTCCCTCCACCTAGACCATTAGTACCTTTGTGACATGCTCCACCACCTGAATAATAAACACCTGTACCACTTATAGAACATTCAACACCATCTCCACCATCAGCTGTTGCATTAAATCCACCATTTTCTCCAAGTTGTGCTGCTCCTCCACCACCACCACCTTCATTATAAGAGTTATTATATGCTTCATACCAACCATTACCACCATTATAACCTTGACCTGCTGTACCATCTCCATGGTCATATTGAACTTGATTGTTAGAGTTTCCTTGACTTTTAGCTCCGCCACCTGAACCACCATCGCCACCTGCACGACCATTAGAGTTTCCAAAACCTGCGTATCCACCACCTAATGAAGTAATAGTACTAAAACTTGTATCTGAACCATTACTACCATTAGCTCCTGCTCCTGCACCTATTGAAACTGCATAGTTAGTACCAGGAAGTGTTAAGTGTTTTGCTTCAGTTGAAGCTCCTCCACCTGTATTTTCACTTCCTACTGATGAACGATAACCACCTGCACCACCACCGCCACCATTTCGGTAAGCGTCATAACCTGAACCACCACCGCCTGCTCCACCTGCAACAACAAGATACTCTACTTCAAAAGCAAGTACTGTATATTGATTATCGCCACGAAGGTCAACTATTTCGTTTTGTGAAAAGACACCTGAGTTAGATGAAGTTGTTTGTGCAGGTTCTTCTGTACCCACATATCCATATTTAAAATCGCCTGCCACATTAGCTCCTAAGTTATTTTAAGATAAGAAACAAATGCTTCAATGTCGCCATCTGCTGACGCTTCGAGATATAATTTATCTCCTGTCTCTAATACAATTTTAGAAGTACCTGCTAGCTCAATAGAACTATCTGCAGGGACCATAATTGTATGTGAGAGTTTTGCGTCTGTTGAGTTATCACTATCGAGAACTCTAGCGTTTACTGTTGCACTTGCTGTACCATCAACATTTGTAGCACGACAAGTTAAAACAATTAATGTTTCACCTGAAGCTGCTGTTACTACTGCTGTATCAACTGTTGTTACATTATGATAAGCATTATGAAATGTTTCTGCCATTGTTTATCTCCAATTTAATATTCGTCTCCCATTACTATAGCACGCCCTTTTGTACCTGTCACGCTTGTCGCAAAAAGAGAATGCGTTATTATCCTAAATGCGTATGATAATGTGCTACCACTTGCATCAGGTAATAAATCTATATCTTCATCTATAGGCTTATTTCCTATAGTGTCTATTCCAAGACTTCCACCTTCTTTGAGCATTAATAATATACCCACAAATTATCCTAAAGCTATTACTAAACCAAGACTTGGTTTTCCTGCTAATCCTGCATTAATTGTATTTGTTAAACTTGTTTCTAAATTATCAAAGTCTGTTTCAATAGAAGCTATAGCTGTAGCTCCATTTGAATTAAAAGTTGTAATTGCTGCTGCACTGTTTGTATTAAAATCTGATACAGCTGTTGTTAGTGATGTAATGTTTGTAGCAACTCTATCGTTTTGGTCATTTATATGTTGAGCTAATACAGCAAGTCTAACTGTAGTGCCTATACCATGAGAAATACCTGTATCTGCTGGAGCTCCACCAGCTTCTTGTCTACCATCATAATCTCGTTCAACATCACTAAATGTTGTCGAACCAGACGAATGTGTTTTAACTACAACAATTTCTCTGTTACTTGTAGAGTCTGGGTCAATAACTAAATAAATCCAAGAGTTTTGATTACCTGTTGTAGCAGAAGTTATACCTGTACTACCGTTAGTAGTAGGAGTTGTACCTACAGTAAATGATGTAGCACCTGCACTGAAATCACTATTAGTAATAGTTGTTTCATAAAAGTTTACTATTTGTGTTGCTCTATCTGCCATTACGCTCCAAATCTCATTATACCCCAAGCGGCAATACCTGGCGTATGTATTGATGTTACTTCTTCAATAGTACCTTGTCTAGTACCACGCACTGTGATTATAGCATAAGTAGTGTCACTTCCTAGTACTTCGTTAGATTGTATAGGATAACTTATTTGTTCTATAACTCCTCTAATAACTTCTTTTGGTTGAAACAATTCTAATGTAACTGAATCACCTTCTTTAGAACTTAATGTTTTGTAGAGTGTATCTCCTAATCCTTTTACTAATAAAGGTTTTCTACCTGGTCTTTCTACTCTATCACTAATGTTTACAGGTATCTGTGCTACTACAAGTTCAGGTCTAGCTAATGCACGAAACTGTACAGATTTTACTTTAGGTGTATTAGTGTTAGTAGTTGAATTTAATACAACTTTACCAATAATATAACGAGATACTTCTGCTATTTGTTTTTCTTCATCTCCTACACCACCTAATTGTGTAATAGCATTAGTAAATGTAGCTGCTTCTGGTGTATCTAAATCTTCAAACTTAGTTGAATACTGTAAACTTACTGATGTATCATCAGGTAAATTTATAGTAGAAACTTCTGCACCAACAAACTGTTTTTGTTCTGCTGTAAAGAAATCTGCTGCTGATAACAATAGATAACCTGTAGATTCATATGTAGATTGTTCTTTATATACATCACTACCTGATACAGATATTACAAATTTACCTGCATTTTGTGTAATACCATAAACAAAACTGTTACCTGTTGTTTGTAAATCTCTAGCCAAACCACCTGTTGGTAGGTAATATCGCCACAAATTTACTTCATTAGTTTTTTCTTTTACACCCATATACACACTATCACGACTAACAAACATAGCATGAGGTGTTGTATCTACACCTGTAACAACCCATTCTTTTACTAACTGTCTATTAGCTAGTACATACAAGTCATCAGCTGCTACAAGTTCTGTTCTGTATAGTCTGCCTATATCAGTTGTACTTTCTTTAGTACCTAAAAATACTATACCTTCAGTAGCTTCTATAGAATGTACTTCTTCAAAAGGTATTTTTGTTTGTCCTTGGTTTACAAAAGAACCGCTAGTAAGTTTAAAAGAATATACTGTACCGTCTGTACTAGATGCTAATACTGCTGCACCACCATCAATAATACCTGTAAACTCATGTGTAGGTTCTACTTCTACTATGCTGTCTGCATCTTGTAAATCAGAACTAGACCATGATTTATTAAACGGACTAGCTTCCCATATGTATTCTGCAGTACCATCATTACCTGTAATCCATAATCTATTTTTTACAAACCATACACCTGTTAATCCACCAGAACTAGATTGTGCAGTAGTTTGTACAGTCCAAGTACTTGTACCATTAAACTCTATTAACTGTGAACCTGTTGTACCATTAGCTGTTGTAAGAAATAACTTGTTACCAAATGCAGCTATACCTGTAAAGTTATGTGTTGCGTTGTTTGTACTAGCATTTACTTCAGTCCATGTAGTTGCATCTGTAGAGTAATATACACTTGTATTGTCAGTTACCCATATCTTTCCATCTGTAGTTTGTGTCATATAGTTATTAGTACCAGCAAATTGTAAACTTCCACCTCTAACGTTTACATCAGCAGTTTGATGTAATAAGTGTATATGATAAGAAGTTTCATCATCTCCATGAAATACATCTATACCTTTACTATCCCAGAATCTATTAACATCATCTGGTTTACCATCTGCTCTATGTGCTGTGTCTAATCCTTGACCAGAACTAAAATTATTTCTTGAATATATACGACCTAAGTTAGATGTAAAGTCTTCAGGGTTTTGTTTAACATTAACATTTTGTCCTGCTTGTACATCAGAAGATTGTATAGTTAACTCTCTATTAGGACCTACAGCTGTTCTTAAATAAATATTATCTAATCTACAGTCATAGCCGTATCGTTTTGGGTTACGTACATTAGAAGTTGAAGCTACTCTAGCCATTATGTTGGATAGTTTATACTGTTAAGTTGGACTGGTTCTGGATATTTAGACCTTAAATTACTTCTTGCTTGTTGTATTAACAGTTGTTGATACCTTAATAGACTACTACTAATTGTATTAGAAGCACCTACTGGATAGTTTGATGCAGCAATTTGTTCTGTTATATATCTTGAATCTACTTGTTTAATATCTTTACCTACTAACATTTGTGCAGCAACACCTGCCATAATTATTGGCTCATATTCTGTTTCTAATCCACATGAAACTAATGTTGAAGCTTCACCAGTAGGAGGTACAAATTTCTTTTTAAATGTAACAAAGACTGTATGTCCTGCTGATATGTTTACAAACTGTATAGCATGTACTGCATTAGGTCCTGTTGTATAAGTCTTTGTTCTTTCTGTAGATGTATCATCTGTCCATACAAATGGATTTGGTAAGTCAATCATTTCTACTGCTACACCATTATATTTTAAACCTGTTTGGTCTGAACCTGATTGCCAATCTGTATATTGTGATATAGCTTTAACAGGTGTAACTAAATAATTATAAGTATCTACATTAGAACCATATGTTCCTAACAATTTATATCCTGTACTAGCTACCATTTCTACAGTTTCTACAGCAAATAGTGTAGGATATAAATTCTTAATTTGGTCTACGATTGAGTCATAAACATTTTTACGAGGAAATGCAGGAGCTATTTTAATTAAATCTCCAGCTGAATGTGTTGTTGCTGTTGTACCTCTGGCACCTCTTTGTACAGTTATTTCATTAGTTACAACATTAAGAGATTTAGAAAACATTAACTCTTGACCTACTTCAATAATAGCTCCAGCGTCTAAAGCATCTTCTTCTTCTGAAGAAAACAAATCTCCTTCATAGTTAAGAGTACTTTGGGTTGTACTAGAAATACCACCAGTTAAGTATGAATACGATTCAACACTATCCATTGGTTCTAGGTATTCTCTAAATACCCTATCTACTAGGTTGCCTATTGTGTCACTCACAATGACCCCTAACTTTGTTTAAATACTAAATTAATTTGTCTATCAGCAGCTTCGTTACCATCAGATGTTACTCTTAGGAAACCTATTGCAGCAAAAGCCCAACCACTAGGGTCAACTCTTACCATGTTTCCTGGTGAAACTACATATGTAACTTCAGTATTATCTGTTTCTACTACGTCTACCCAAGTGCCTCCATCATAAGAGAAGTCAAATGTTACGTTTGAACCAGTCATTGCTGCAGGAAATTCTATTCCTGATAGCAATAAACCGTCACATTGTGCAGCTGTAGAGTTACTGTTGTCTGCTGAAACGTCTATTAAAACTTGTTTTTGTAATTGCATATTGTCCTTACTATAGCAGAAGAAAAGGGCAGGAGGTGGATTCCCACCCTAATCTTCAAATATATTTCTCTAAGCTACGTCAGAAAACATCAAATGGTATGAAGGAGGACCGAAGTCGTATCCCATTTCCATGTAAACAGCTTTTGCAACCATTGCATTAGCGTCTTGGTCGATGTCTCTCACAAACACTGTTCCATATCCTGGGATATTTGTGAACACTGGTTGTACGAAAGCAAAGTCAATAATAAATGCTTTATTAGCAGGTAGGATATTAGGGTCAATAACCATCATACCAATCTGTCCGAATGGTGTAACGATTACATCAATGTCAATACCAGCAAGATTTCTATCTCTTGGAAGTATTGCTCCTGTAATACCAACTGTTCCAGCTAATAATTCTTTATTAAGGTCGAGTAATTGCTTAGGGCTTAAGCAGAGAACTGGTTGTTGCATTGGTGCGTGAGCATCATACAATCTTTTTAGTCCGTCTGCAATAGAGTCCCAAGATAGAACTTTGTCAGTTCCACTGCCATCGCCAGCTGAATCACAATAGTGTACGTTACCGCCTACATATGTAGGAGCAGTTGTATTGTTAGCGTTAGCGTTTAAAGCACAGTACTCTGTAAGTCCACGCATTTCTCTTGTACCTGCACCAGGTGTTGTATTAGCACCGTCTGCGAATGTACCGTTGAATGCGAACCACTCTACTTCTCTAGCTACTTTTTCAAGAGCTAAAGACATTTGTTCTGCGAACTCATCAACGATAGGGTTAGCTGTTAGCAAGTCCTAGTTCTGTCCCGCAGCTGTACTGTACCGTCACCATCAGATTGCAACTGCTGATGCTAGCACAATGTGAATGGGTTTTGGTTTTGATATGATGCCATAGCTGTGTAAGTCATCTTTACACCTTTATGGAATATCTGAGTCACGTTTGTGTACGCAACTCTATCTCTTCCGAGATATTCTGTTGGTGCTATTACCTTCTTGAGCTTTTGTTGGCTCAGAAGAGACTGTGTGAGAGTCTGATGCTTGGATTTGCCAGAAGGTAGATTGTAAAACCTTTCCTCCGTTAAGGCCTCCAGTAGCAGATAAGAAATGGTGTTCTTTGACCACCTACACGGAATAGCTCCCCAGAAAAGTTATTAATGTTCTGGGAATAAATTGTATTTCCTGTCAAGCTTATGCCTGCCATAATATACCTCCGTATCTTTCCGTATTAAATTGTTACTTTTTTTTATCTTGGTCCATGATAGTTTAGCTTTAGCACTTAGTTGGTCTTTGACGGATGTACCGTTCTTCATAACATTAGCTAATTGTTCATCTAGTCCCTGAGGTATTACAGATGTCGAATTTGCATCAAGTGCAGCTACTCTAGACTCTAGCATCGTCTTGAACTACTGCTTCAGGTTCAGGTTGTGTTACGTCCTGTACTTGATTTGTTGCTTCGAAACCATACTCGTCTTTAGCAAACTGTGCAGACAGCATTCTGTATAACAGGTCCGTTATACACTTGTTTTAGGGCTTTACCGAAACCTTTGTCCGTAGATAAACCGATTTTACCAAAAACATGAATCTAGTTCTTTTTCTTTATAAGAAGCTAACTCTGCCTCAAGTTTTTTGATTCTGCATCATCTTTTCTCTCAATAGCTTCTCGTAATTGCTTTACACCATGTTCTTGCTGGTGCATCAAATTCATTTTCCATTACTGTACCTCCACTATGTATAAACCATATCGAATAAGACCATAGGATTCTTATTGCGGTGCTACCTTAACACTTGACTTGTATCTCTGGTAGCTATAAGTTTGCAAGTCCATTACTCTACGGTTTTAATACGAGCTTTCAACGTAGGCTTTGAAAGCTGGGTGCAGGTCTATTGAGCGGACCACGCAACGCTTAATGTCTATTATACACTAATCTATCTATAAGTCCAGTGATTTTACCGTCTTTTTTTACTGCTCCTAATTGAACACCTTGTTTGGACATTAGTTCTGATTCAATACGTGTTAATCTTTGTTGAGCTTGTACATTGCCTAATGAGGCTTGCTCTAATGTTTCAATACCTAAATCTCTACCTATACTTTCTGCTTGACTCATAATGTTTCCAGCAGTTCCGTAAAGTTGTTTAGCTCCTTGTGCAGTTAAACCTTGTTTCTTTAATGTATCAAATTTATCATAATTAAATCCAAAGCCTGCTTTTTTAGCTTGTGCACCAATTTGTACAGTAGTTATTTGTCCCTTTAAGAATTTATCTTCTACTTTTGGATTAATTAATGCTGCAAAATATTGTTGCATCGTCAGCTACTACTCCTAGTTGTTCAGCAAATAACTGTTTAACTTCAGGTATTTGGTTTACAACTCCTTCGTAAACTACATCTATTCTATCTTGAAACTCTGCACCAGATACAGAACTAACCATTTCTTTAAACTCATCTTCAAATTCAGTAAAGTCATCTATACCTATTTCACTGAGAGTTTGTTTATAAGTATTAATAGTTGTTAAAGAAGTTAACTCATCCATTATTAATGTACCATCTTTATTTAATAGATGACCAAAGTTGTCTTTCCATACTTGTGATTTTCTAGTTAATCCTATTGATGTATCCGCATCTCCAGTATCAATATAATTGTTTATAAAATCGTCTATTACACCTTGTGGCATAAATGAATATAAAGCTTGTGCTTGTTGATTAGCTTCTGCTGACGTTGCTGCAGTACCTACAGATGATGATGTACTTGTACCATCAGCATACCTTGTACTGCTTTTCATCTGTAGTATTCTATGATGACTAGCATGCTGAAATCTCTAAAGCATCAGCCAGTGCTTCAGCGTTAGTATATCCTTGAACTTTATGCATATTCTGTCATCAAGATGTTTCAGCTTCAAGATCTGTCATATCTGTAACTGTTACTGTTACCATTAGTTTTTGCTCTCTAAACTGTTGTGCTCCAACTATACCTTTGCCAAAAACGACCTAATGCATTGTTAACATCACTCATAACTTTTGAAGAACCTCATGATAGCCCCCACTTCTAGCTAATTTTTTTTCTTCTCCAAAGTTATTAAGTTTTAACATCTTATCTATAATTGCATAATCACTATCTGTACTTTGGTCTAATTTAATACCTGTTGTTTGTTCAAAAGAGTTAATTTTACTGTCTATTAGAAACCCAATTTCCATATCTTCGTCATACATAGAGTATTCTAATTTGTTTTTAGCTTTTAAATCTTTAATAAATTTTGTTTCATAGTTAGGATTGTTTCTTAATTTAGCTGCATGACTTGCAATATCTTTAATACCTGAATGTAAATTAGGTGCTAAATAAGTATCCATAAGTTCTTTTATTTTTTCTGTACCAAGTGTAGTTTGTTTAATTTTCTGTACCATCTGCTATAGCTTGTATTTTTTGCATCTACAGGTCCACCTAATGTATAGCTACTATCTACTAATTTTCTAACAGTACGTTTAGATTTTTCTTCACTCCAACCTGATGCCCATTCTTCTGCTATTGCAGTTAAAACAGTTTCAGACAACTCTCCACCAAGACCAGTTAAATGTGTTTGTAAACTTGCTAAATTGTTTTCAACATCTTCTTCCCAACCTAATTTATTTTTAGCTTTTTTAGTTAAACCATTATATTGAGCTATTGTGTAACCCATATCTTCTATTGCTTTATTATGGTCTACAGAATCCCAATAAAGTTTTATATTGTCTATACCATTATCCATTACCCAGTCTTCTAATGTGTTTACATAATTAGCATCTGACCAAAAAGGTGCTGTTGTTTTTAATTCATCAAGACCAGAAAGCATAGCAGTAATACTATCTACATCATCATATTCTTTAGTTAAAGGATATATACCACTTCCTACAACTACAATTCTATCTTCATAACCAACTTTACCCTTAAACTGAGCATCAGTAATTTCAATCATATCTCCAGTAGTAACTAAATCATTATAAAAAGAAGCACTTGCATCTTGATTATTTTGTTCTATATCAGTCATATCCGTTAAATCAAGCTAATGTCCAACCTTTAGGTACTTCATACATGTACAAGCTATCACCTGTATCAACACCTAAATAAAATTTACCATCGACATTAATAATCTGTGTACCTTCTGGACCATATGTAACTCTACTCATTATTTGTACCTAACATAGGACGTATGCCATTCATTGCAAGGACTAACAATGTCTTCTGTTCCTGTTTTTTTACCAATAGTTGCTTGGTAAGCCTGAACACCCCATTGAACCTCTAGCCCATCTTCTCATATCTTTTTCTAGTTGTGCTGCATTTTTAAAAGGAACAGATTCTGTACTTCTTTATCAACATCTGTTGGTTGATTACTCGTAACACCTGTTGCCACTACTCATCATTGCGATTACCTATTAAATTTTGTAGTTCTGGATTGTTTTCACCAAGTTCACCTTGTAGTTGTGCATATGCTGCCATACCAACGTTTGCTAACATCCAATATGTTTCATATGCTGCAATTCTAGCAGCTGTTGCTGCTGCTCCTGCTGCAGCTTTACCATAACCAGCAGCTTTTAAACCTTTGCTTGCTAGCTCTAATGGTTTTGTTAATAAGATTTCTTCATCTAAATAACCTAATACTTTTAAACCTATTCCACCAAAAGCTTTTAATTTATCTACATTTTCTACACCTATAGATTTAGCTAAACGACTTAACTCTTGTTCACTCATATTAGGCAATTCAGCATAACTATAATTTTCAATAGGTGCTAATCCACCAGGTCCATATCTGGTATTTTTCTTTAATGCATTACTTTCAGCACTTCTAGTATTCATATAATTATGAAAAAACTTTTCAGCACTTCCTTCTGCTAAAAAATTATCTATTTCAATAATTACATCATTAACTTTTCTTTTATAATAATTTACTCTAGCTTCTTGAGCACCTGGAGTTCCTGA